AATTGTAAAGTAATGAAGTTAATGCTTCTTGCTGGTTTAATAAAAATCTCAGCAATAAATTCATTTCTATCAATTACTTCACCTGTGTTATTAGTTTCATCACAAACTACTAAAAAGTCTGTGATACCTCGTCTACCTTGTACTTCTCTTAAAAACGGCTCTACAATGTTTCTAAAGTTAGCTCTTGTAAACTCATCATTGAATTCAAAGAGTTGGAATTTAGAAGCAGTTGAGATTGCCTTTTCTAAAGTGATGAACAATCTTCTAACATTGATTCTATCAAATGCTGAAGGAGCTGTTAATCCAGTTTTGTCACCGAAAAGAACCGTACCTTGACCTGGGAATGTTGCCACAGGATTTACTCTTGCTCTGTACAATTCGTCTCTTTGTTCTTTAGTTGGATTAAATGCTAATTTAACTGCGCCTCTGATAATACCTCTGTTAAGACCTGCCGGTGAGAACCAGCTGTCTGCAACTAGGTCAGTTCTTGCAGCTAAACCTGCTATGTCACCATTTAAAGGTACATATCTGTAAACATCATTGTATCTGTCGTATGTATATTTGTAACCACTATCAAACACAACATAAGAAGATGAACGAATACCACTAAAGAATGATACTACATTTGTCTTTTGTGTGTTTGCGTCAGCAACACCAACAACATCACTTCTTTCAGGTGAACAGAATACAACAGCGTCTTTTCTGTTTTCTGCAACCGTAATTAAGTTGTCAATGTGAGTAGCGTCACCATTAGCGGCCATGATTAATCCAACATCAACCGTTTCAGCGTCTTGAAATTTCTGATAAGCAGTTAATTTCTGAGCTGTTGTTGCAGCTGAACCATCTGAACCACTTTGTAGTGATACATTAGATACCGTTGTTACAGCGGTAAAAGTTGTACTTGCAGCCGCACTACCCCAGTTTGAACCTGAAGTGTTATGGTCCATCCAGTAAATGTAATTTGATTTATTGTAAATTACATCTGGATAGTAGTTAACATCTCCTTGTGGAGTTTTTGCGTCTGAAGCTTTAGATACAGCAGCAAATGTTTCTAAAACATCGCCTTGTGTACCTGTGATACCACCATCTTCGTCAACTACGACAATGTGAAGTTCGTCACCTGAACCACCAAGTGCTGTTGCAAACGGTGAAGTTCCTGGTGCCTTATCAAATAAATCGTAATATCTCCATCTTCTTCTTACATTTGCACCGTCTGTGATAGTTGCATGTAAACCTGAAGAATCTGAAGCACCGAAATGTTGTGGCTCTTCTTTTCTTACAAAAGTTATATCGTTAGTTGATATGCTAACAATTCTATATTCATACTGGTCACCAAAGTTAATGATGTCGCCTGCGCTGAAACCTGTTCCGGATGTAACCGTAACAACCGTATCTCCGACACTTGTTGAAGAGTCGTTAACCGTTGTCTTAGCAGTTTCTTCATAAGCAGTAGCCGAAGGACATGATTCAACTTTTAAGTTGTTACCAAATGCTCCAGCAGTTCTAGCTGCCCATAATCCGACAGAGTTTGAACCAGCGGCATAATTGTCTGTGTAATCAGTAGTATTCTTAATTACTACGGTACTTCCTGATTCCGTAGCATTTGATACAGATGAATTCTGTACTCGGACAACTCTTAAAGAATTAGAGTATGCTAAGAAGTTAGCAGCAGTGAAAAATCCCTCAAATGTAGTTGAGTTAGGTTTTCCAAAAGTAGATACTAGTTCTTGCTCACTTGATATACTGGTTACTTCGTCTAAAGGTCCTTGTGTAGCTTGAATTGCTACAGCACCGATAGAAGTCGAAACAGCCGGTATAATTCTTGTAAGGTCTTTTTCCTGTACGAGAACACCTGGTGATACTTGAAATGCCATTAGGTTTTCTCCTTTTAATTAGCTAATTATTTTAAAATATTCAATACTCATAAGTTTTCTTATGCCCATATTCAAAATTCAACCTTACTGATATTTATAATATACCAAAACTAGAGGCCTTTACGAGTTACAGGATGCCAGACGGTACCGTACTCATCTATAATCTCTTTTTCTTCTTCAGGTGTACCATCATCAACGAACCCGAATGGTGCCATATCTTGCTCAATTAAGGCTTGTTGTTCTTCATATAACATTTGTCTTGCGTTTGTGTCTGTCATCTCTTTGAAAAACGGCTGATTAGACAACCAACCAAATATGACTAAACACATCATTAAATCGTCTGTATTACCCTCTTCGGCCTGCCATGATTGACCTCTTTTTACAAAAGTTGACATCTCTTCAACAATATTAAAATCATTAATGAATATCTTGTCAGACTCAATTAATGTTTTAATGTTAGCACAACCAATCTTTTTAATTTGTTTAGTCATCTTAACACCAAATCCTGCTCCACGACCACTAAATCCGGCACCTAATATTTGACCTGCACGGCCTCTATTTGTGGTCATCAAAAGGTTATCATATTCTAACTCAAATTGTAAAGATTCGGCAATCTGTTGTCCTAAATCATTTGTTTCAACCAATACATGAGCATGATTATATCCTTTTGCAACCTGTTCAATTGTGTGAGGAAATAGTAAAGGTTTAATATCATTGTTTCTATATTTGGCGACAATGTTAAAAGGCATTTGCGATACATCTAATACTACAAATGCTGAATAATCTTTTGATACGCCTCTAGCAACATCAACCGTTATAACATATGTTGCACCTTTTTTTGGTTCCTCATAAACATCTAAACCTGCGTTTGATGTTTTAGGTGTTTTAAATACCATGTTTTTAATTTTTGCTGGACTAATAAGTGTATTTACAGAACCTAAAAATTCACATTCAAACTCTTGTTGAAACTGCTCAGGTGAGGTGTTTCTAATTGTCTTTTCTTTCCACTCTTCATCACGACCTGGTACCTCTGACCAATGCACTTCAATAGGCACATAATCATTTCTTTTATTTTCTGCGTCTGTCCATAATTTATAAAACTGATTCATACCGTAAGGTGTAGATACGATAATCATTTTAGTTTTTTGTCCAGATGAAATAGTAGGATAAACAGAGCTAAAAAACATCTCAGCTATATTTGCTGGTACGAAAGCAAACTCATCAAGAAAAATAATATTGTAAGAGCCACCTCTAATTGCACTTGAAGATGTTGCAGCCGCCACAATCTGCGACTTGTTTTCTAATTCAATGTTACCTTTGTTCCAATTAATGATACCTTGTTGTAACCATTTTGGTAAGTTTTCATATGCGAGTTGTAATCTACCGAGTATGTCTCTTGCTGTTGATGATTTGTTTGCAAGTATGGCAATGTTTGAATTAGGATTGAAAAGAGCATAATGAAGTAAGTAACTAATTGTTGTAGTAGATTTACCAGATTGTCTAGGTAGTTTACAAATTGTGAAACGATTGTCATGTATTGTCCTTACAATATGTTTTTGAAAATCGTACATCTTAAAAGGTACAAGACCATCATCAAGAGATACGATACGAATATAATTTTCCATAAAATATAAAGGGTCATCTTGACACTTTTGATATTCTAATATTTCTTCTTTAGTATATTCGTATGGTGTATTAACTTTTTTAAGATTAGGATTACCTAGATATGCGTCATTACTCATTAATAATAACTCCTTCAATATGTGTGTAACCTAATTCTATTGCAGCTTTAACTCTTTGACTGCCTCGCCACACACTAAATTCTTTTTCTATATAAGGCACACCATTAACACCATATCTTGGTTTATCAGATACTTTATGTTTTTGTACTTCGATAGGATTTTGCAGCTCTTCACCATTTAATAACTCTGGTAAAGGTGTCATTGACTTGATATAAACTAGATTACTTATCTCCAGAATTATCTTTTTCGGGTTGTCCTGTTTCGCCTTCAATAATTTCATCTTCTTTTTTCCGATTTAACATTTTCTGTAATTCATTTGTAGAACCAACAAACAATGCATTTTTAATATTAGCAGTTGTTTTATTTGGTACCTCTTTTAAATCTTTTAATTTTTTCTGTAAGTCTTGTAGTTTATCTACCGTTTGACCTACTTGACTAATTAATTGACCTGCAACTTCATATGCTCTAGGGTGTTGGCCTTCTTTTGCAATATCTAATATACCTTGTATTGCTTCATTACCTTTGTCAATTAAATTATAATAGTTATCTCTACTATATTTGTAATCGTTATCAATGTCATCTTTTGTTTCATCAATAACTTGTGGCACAGTTTTAGGTTGTTCAAAGTCTGTTACAGAGACCTCATTTTTTTTCTCTATGCCTAAAATTTCATTTACACTATCTTCAAGTTTACTCATCTGTATCTGTCACCGGATTATATCTCTTACTATCGTCAAAGCTAGAGATTGTTGTTGTGAAACCAAAATCATCATCTGCGTCAGCAGTAGTAGGATTTGGCACGACTATAATTCTTTCATCTCTTGTTAATGTAGGGTCAGTATCAGCACCAAGGTCGGCTTGTACCGTTTTAATAACACCTTGATTACTCATTGGTCCGTATATGTATGTTTTTGCTGTAAAGTTTAAAGTATAAACAACTGCTCTTCGTCTTGTAAATTCGCCATCATAATTATCTTCATATTGAACACCATTTAAAATAATAGGAACATCTCTGATTAAATTCATTTCAGGTAAAACTCTGATTGAAACCGTGTAATCTGGTTGAAAGAAAGGTAAAATTTGTTCAACTATTTGTAAACCATTTTCTGCTGTTGCTGTAAAAGAATATAAACTAAAATTAATATTATATGGTACAGGCGTATAGTTAAAATTTAATTTTTTACCATCTTCATTAGATTTTACTCTTACCGTTTTTTGCATTTTAGTAAGTTTTCTTGAAGCGTCATAACTTAAACCTGTAATTTCAAAACCCATTCTTGGTAAAGAGATTGCAACTTCTCTATCACCTTGTAAATTAGCCTGTTGTTCTAATCTAACTAAAAACTTTTCTTTTGGTGCATAAGCTAAAGGCACTCTAATTCTTCTAGTTACGGCACCTGTGCTACTAGTATTTTCAATAATGATATTATTAAACAATTGACCAAAAGCAATTGTTAGTTTTCTAATACCCTCGTTATAATAATTTTTTCCTATCATTATTCGTCAATTTCTCCAAATGGGTTTCTTTCAGTAAAGTCTAATATGTCATCTGTTACTGAAGCAGTATCATATCCAGCTTCTGTATTTAAATCTAGGTTACCTGCATATGGTGATTGAGTTTGTATATTTGTTGTTACAAAGTCCTCATTCATTAAGAATGCCGGTTTACCTGTATCGTAATCGTGATAATCTTCAAGTTGAATTGAACCACGACCTGTTAATACTTCTTGACCATACTCTAATTGTATTTTGTATGCTAATTGGTCTAAAGTATATTTGTCCTCTGTCTGGTCTAATACTTCATTGCCTGTATTAATTTGTTCGTTTGAGTATTCCCAACGAGTTACTTTTAATTTATAAACTGGTAAGTTGCCAAGTTGATAGAATGGCTCTTGGTCTTCTACAAATAATATTTCAAAGTAAGATTTTAAAAGAGGTACAAAAACAATGTCGCCTTCATTTGGTCTACCTGAAGCAGTTAATGTGGCCTTATTAGATACATGTTCCTCAAATCTTCGTTTAGATAAAACTAAAGTAGTATCATCTCTAATCTCTAAACCAAACTTATTAATGATTTCATTTTCGCCGGCAAAACCTTCATTAGTTTCAAAATACATTTCAAGTAAATATGAATCGTCAAATCTTGAAGATGTATCTTCACCTAAAACTAAATCTCTATTAACAAGTGTACGAGGAAGATAATAGATATCCTGACCGAATATCTTTAAAGATTCGATTATTATATCTTCGTGTAATCTTTTCTCTGCGTCATTACCGATACCTCGGCCGCCTTGAAAATAGTGGTTAACTGCCATGTCATTCTATCCAATCATCATTGCTGGATTTAATTCAAATGTGCTTCTTATTTCAGTTTCTAGTTTTTCAATATCTTGCAATGCCTCTGAATAAATCTGTCTACCATTTAGTGTAACTCCACCAATCATTGCGACACCATCAAATTTAGATAAGTTAGCGCCCCATTGTTTTTTAAATAATGCTGTTACATATCTTTTTAGATATATGTCATTATAGACATCTGTAAATTGTTCAGGATCCAGTTTTCTATAAGCTTCAATTACTAGATATTCACCTACTGCTAAGTCATTTGTCCAATCCATGTCAATATACAATCTATTGTCATGTTGATTAAATCTTAATGGTTTTTCACCTACTAGTATGTGGTCTAAAAAGTCTAAATGTCTTAATACAATATCATAGTTAATAACACTTGTTGATGAAAAATCGTATAAGTCATTTAATCTTAATTGATACCTTACATCAAACAAATTCATGTTTGATTTATTAGAAAACGGAAAGATATTAATTACTGATATAACACTTTCAGGTACAACTAAAAAATTGTTACCCTCTGTCCATGCTGTAGTTACAGAATTTTTTGTTACAGATTCAGACGCATTACCAGTAAGTCTAGTTTTATCTGCCTCTGTATATTGATATTTTAAATATGTTCTACGAATACCATCATAGTGATATTGTGCGAAATATTGTAAGGCCTCGTCCAGTCTATCTTCTAGCTGGTCATCATCAACATTGATTTCAATGACAGGCTTACCTAATGCTCGTAAAGCATATTGTTTTAATGTTTCTCTTGTTGCTGGATTAGCCATAATTCTCTACCTTTTCTGGTATATTTATAATAATTATTTCAGAAAGGGTTGATTTTCTGATACATATGGAAACAAGTTGTCGGAACAGAATAACTTAATATCTTCATCTGGCAATCCAAGAGATTGCATTACTCTAGGAGTATGTGGATTTTTTTGTTGATGTTCAGAATAATAATTATGTGCTTTTATAACATCTTTCATTTCAGCTTCACCTTCATGTGTTCTAATTTTGTCAATATAGTTTTCCAGATTGGACAAAGCCATAGTACATATCTGATTTAATTCTTTTTCTTCTTGTACATTACCGGCTGCAATCATTCCCCCACTAAAAATTGCCTTTGCCCAATCTGGTAATTCTCTCTCTTTA